GATACGTGTTCTGAGAGAAGACGATCCATACTTGAGTACTATTAGCATTTCTAATCTGTGATACAGTTGAACCACCTGGTAGTTGTCCACCAGTCGCTTGCATACCTACCTCAACTCCCTGAACGTCAGTCTTGTTGAATCGAACCCACCTAGTCCAGTAGTTTCTAGTAGTAGCGTTGGTAGCAGTAATATTAGAACCACCAGCACTCCAGTTAGCACTAGATCCAGATGCAATCTGAGCGAATGATGGTTGTCCACCTTCACCAGATGTATTCAAACCACCCCAAGTAATGTCAGCAGGGTTGTTTGGATAGTTGATCGGGTTTAGAATTCCTTCAACGATAACTCCCTGAGAAGAACTACCACCCTGTGTAGTAATTTCTACACTCTTCAGTAGCAACTGTGCTCTGTTGATTAGTTCTCTCTCACCCAAGTCACCAGTCAGTGCGTTAGACACACTAGGTGATAGACGGATTAGGAAGACCGTATACGGCGTAACTGAGATTTCAATCTCAGATTCCTGATAGTTGAAGAGGTATCCTCTATCTTCATCGAAGCCACCGTCTGTTAGATATGCAGAACCCCAGTGGTTAATCTGTGGTGTTGCAGTAGTGGTGAGTAGGATAACACCCTCGTTCTTATTGTAGGTTGCTGCTGAACCAGCAGTGTATGTTCTGTTTGCTCCAGCAGTATAGTTGTTTAAGTTTGCTGTTCTTGTAAGACCAACAAGTCTATTAAGTGTTGTATTTCTAGAAGAATAACGAATCAATTCATTACCAACATAGACAACACCTGTGTCTGGGAATAAAGTTACGTCACCAACTGTCATATGTTCAACGTCAGTATCATAGAGAGGAGTTACCAACTTAGATCTTGGTCCTTCATTCAGAACCTCATACCTAACAGGTAAGTTACCTGAACGCATGAATGCTTCTCTGTTCCTGTTGTTGTTCTTAAGTCTGTGTGCGAATACAAAGTTACCTGATGGACCTCTAAACATCCAGTCAATGAATCCAGCACCATACCATGTATACTGGAATCCGATCATCTGCATGGTATTGATCTGTAGTTGATATCCTGACTTACCAGTACCATCACACCTGTCAATGTTCCACTGTGATTGTGGAATAATAATATCCTTAGTCAATGCTGCCTTTGTATTAACTGCACCAACTGCACCCCTATAGTCAGGGTTAACCGTTAATGCCGTATCACTAATAATAGAAGTAACAACATGACTCATTCCACGAATAACCAATCTGTCACCAGTAGTTAACTGTTCAGTGAATTTAGTATTGTTTCCCTGTACAAGGTTACTATCTGGAGTAGCACTTACAGTACCAGCAATCTGGAATGTAGAAGATCTTAAACCAACAGATAGGTTTGTTCCATCATACTGGAAGAAGATACCATTCTGATCATCAAACGCACCAGATCTTACAGTAGAACCTTTCCACTTATAGAGAGATACACTTGGTTGTTGACCGAACTCACCAGTAGTATTAGCAAGTGTTTCTGTTGCTAGAACTGTTAATGTAATTTCGTTAACGATACTTGCAACAATATAATGACCATTATATCCAAGAGTTGTAATACCACCAAGAGCAATCTCAGCACCAACCTGTAGACCATGATCAACGTCATCAGTAACTACAGTTATAATACTACCAATAGATGTACCATCAGCAGTAACTGATCTTAAGTCATATGACGGAGCAAATAGAGCACCAGTAGTATACTGAATACCTTTACCTGACTGGTATCTAATATACTTCTTAGATTGACGAATCGCCTGAGCACCGTGTGATGGTGACCCTGTTCCTAGTTGTACACCACCGTCAAATGGTCTGTGTGTATAGAAACAATCTGGTCTAGTATAAAGATCACCAGTTAAAGGAGTACCAGTATCAATAGTACCAGTTGTTCTTGTAGTAAAAACAAACTTGTCTAAACTTGGAACTTCTTCAATAAAGAATGGTCCTGAAGCAAGATCGTGATTATTACCAGAAGAAGTGATAGCAGATAGAATTGTATTTCCTGGAACCAATCCATGATTACTACTAAAGGTTGCACTAATTCTTGCGATAGCAGAATAAGTTATATTAGTACCGTTGTTGATAGTACCAGATGTAACTGAAGATAGAGATACAGCTGGATAGAATGCAATAGTCTCTCCTGATACTGGAGTACCACTAGCAGTTATAGCAGTGATCATTCCAGTTAAGTAATCAATGTCAGTGACTGTAATAGTCATATCGTTGACACCAGCAATACCACCAAGTTCTTGACCACCTATGCTGAACTGATAACCAATCTGATATCCAGAACCACCATTAGCAATTTCAGGAGCATAGTTACCGCCAATAATTCTAGGTAGGAATGTTGCGTTGAATGCAGTATTGTTTGCACTTAATGCTTGGAATGTTGCGTTACCATTTGCTGCTGTACCACCAATACTGAATGCAGTAATTTCACCAGATGCACCAACACTGGTTACAGTAACAGTTAAATCGTTAGTAGCAGTTTGACCACCCAAGATTCCACCATCAATAATGATAGTATCGTTTGGTTGGAAACTAGAACCTGGATTGGTTATAACAGCACCGTATGTTGGTGTAGTTGTTGTATTCTCATTAGGAGTAAAGTTTGTTGTGGTCATTGTCTGCGTATTAGCAGTACCACCACCCCCTTCTAGAGTCTGTACAGAAACTGAGAATGCTTGACCTGGCACTCTTGCTGTGAGTTGTAACTTAGCAAAAGTATTATCAGTTGGGTTAGCAGCTTCTGCAAATACATATGGACTTCCAGTTGATAGATCATTAATGAGATTAATCAATCCATTTCTTACTTCTGTTATAGTATCACTTGCTAAAGCAGTGTAAACCTTTGTCATCACTGTACTTGTTGATGTATCAGTGATTGTTACTGAAAAAGTATCACCAGTTTCAATTGTTCCACCAACTTCAACCCAGTCTATCTGAGCAATTTTACTACCAGAACCTGTTCTTGTAACATTAAATCCTGCGTTGATACCTACACCAACTCCAACATTTCCATTTACGTTAGTGTACTCTTGAGTAGACAAAATACCTTGACCAATAGTAGTAAAGGTAAGAACCTCACCAGCAGCACCAACTGTATTGATAAAGATGTTTAAATCATTAGCAGGTGAATTTCCACCAAGAACGTTACCATAGATAACAATCTTTTCACCAACTTCATATCCAGTTCCAGCAGAAGGAGATCCCTCTGCTGCTGTACCACTAGGAGTAATAGTTTGAATCTGACCATTAGCATCGACTGCATCGATTGTAATCGTCAAGTCGTTAGCTGGTGTTGCACCACCTAAGTTATTACCTAAGATAACAATTGTTTCTGTGGCAGAATAAGTACTACCACTATTAGATACAAATACATTTGCATAAGATGCTGAACCAATAGTACCATCTCTTTCAATGTTGAAAGTAGCATTAGATCCTAGTCCAGTATATGTGTCACCCTGTATATTATCGTAAATTGTTGTCTGGTTAATATCTACACCAGTATATGCACCAGATTCTCTGATGATATTAAAGGTTGTTCCAGTACCATTACCAAAGTTAATTGTTGATGGTGATGTTGGTGTAGCAATGAAACTGTTACCAGTTCTGTCTGCTGTATATGGTGCAGATAGAGATATAGTATTTGTTTCAATGTTTGTAACAAAGATTGTAGTTCCACTACCATTATCTAAAGCAGCACCGATATCAATTCCTGTTGTGTCGTTAAGAACAATCTGAGAAACAGGTGCTGTAAATGATGTTGTAATATTAATAGTTGTGTCAGAACCTACGTAACCAGTTATCTGTGTACCAGATGCAAGTCCAGTTGCTGAAAGAGGAGCACCAACTGGAGGAGGTGATCCAGGAACAGTAATACCAATCCTTCCTGAACCAGCAGTAGTAGCACCTCTAGTTGTTAACTGACCAGATGCACCATTAGATTCTACTTCTAGAGTAGGGTTTCCTAGTGAAGCACCAGTATAGAAACCTGCTTTCCTTAACTGAACAAATCCAGATATCAAACTTGTAGCAGGTGATAGACCTACCTTACCTTTTGCATAAAAATTAAACTGAGATGGGTCTGGAACAGAACTAATAATGAATGAACCTTCTGCTTTAGCAAATCCCTCTATACCATCATTAACACCCTTAAGTGTAATAGGATCACCAACAGAAAATCCATGCTCTAATTCAGTATCTACTGTGATAAGAGATGGACCTATACCACCACTGTTTGTAGAAGCATCGGTTGTAATTGAACTAACAGAAACATCAGCACCTGGAAACTCGAAGGAAGATGGATATCCACGTACTAGATCAATGGTCTGCCATTTAGTTGGCTGAATACCATACTCAAAGTCAGCGTCAAGCATACTAAGAGGTTCAGCAAAACGCATACGTTCGATAGCGTCTGTACCAAAGTCGTATGGTCTCATCTTAACTTCATCACCTTCGATGAAGATCATCATCTCATCAGAAGATGAATAAGTTGAAGTATCAAACAGGAATGTAATCGTAGTTACACCGTTTGATAACGTACTAGCAAAAGGGAAATCTGGATCCTGTCCATCAGATGTTTCCGTGAAAGATGCCGAAATTTGCTGTGAGTTATCAGCAAAGTTATACATTACTACGTTTGCAGTAGCGTTTGTGATCAAGAGAATCTGATCCGCACCGACCTTATCCAGAACTTTTAATGTACCAATTCCAGAAAGACCAGGTGAAAATACATAGTCTCTAATTTGCCTTTTAGCCATTTTTTAATTTCCCTCGATCTTTTTATGAAAGTGCAATTGCTAATGCAGTTACTTGTGAATCTACAGCACTCTTGGACATTGCATCGTTAGGCGCAGTAGCTTTTCCTAGATTCGTTATTTTATTATTTAGAAGACTTAGATCAGCAGTAACTCCACTGTTGACATCTAGAGTTCCAGCCACAACTGTGTTACCGTTAGCATCAACTGTAAATTTATTACCACCAACACCAAATGTAGTTCCAGCAGCAATAGCAGCAGTGAAAGCAGCACTGTCTCCTACGACCGCACCAGAAGCACTCACAGAGAATGTAGGAGCAGTTAAATCAGCACCAGCTTTGATACCATTGTTAACTCCAAGTTCACCTTCCACAGTAGTGTTAGTACCCTTTAGAGTTGTGTCTCCCACAACGTCAAGAGTTCCACCAATGTCAACATTACCCTGTAGATCTGAATCCTGCACAACAGTAAAGTTACCGTTAACAGAGAAGTCAGTTGCAATGATGTTATATTTAAATTTACCGTATACAGCAAAACTTAATACATTAGGATCTTCAGCCCATACGATGATTTGCTGATCTCCTGTTGCTTTTACATCAGTTCTTTGATAGAATGTACGTGGGAACAGTTTAGTGTTATAATTTAAATAGTTAGAAGTCTGCAACGATGCTTGACCATCCTCTAAGATTCCTATTCGGAATCTGGTTGGTTGAGCACTCTGGTTAGAGATGAAGATAGAAAGTTCGACATCCTCTCCAGTAGGAACTGTATAGAGACTTGTATTTGTTTTGCCATTAGTTAGCAATAACGAATTTAAAAATCCAGAACCAACTGGATTATCAAGAACCTCTCCATGCACTAAGAACGATGTAAGGTCGGAATCACTATATACCACTAGACTTTGCTCATTGGCGTAGTATAGAGTTTGTGTTTCGTATGTCTCTCCTGCTGCAATTTCTAAATCATATAGAATGTAGTTTGATGGAGCGAATGCTAACAACGCACCACTAGAAACTCCAATCCTAACCCGTACAGGGTATGGACTTTGGTGTGCGATTGAGATTTTCGCTTCTACCAGCTTACCTGCTGGAGCCACATGAAGGGATGTCCTCGTCTTAATCTGTGGTACAATCGCTGCTAGAGCACCATAAGTAGCCATAACTTTAGGGTTTATATTACAATCATGTTTATTTATAAGTTAGACTGAAATGAAAATTCTTACTGGATTTAATGGGTTTATTGGAAAAAAGTTTGCCGATAAACTTGGAAAGGACTACATTGGAATAGAACAGCAGAATTGTTTTCAGTTAATTGACAACCTACCAATCTGGGATCAGGTAGATGAGATCATCCATATGGGAGCAATCTCTTCAACAACAGAAACTGATATTGGAAAAATTACAATATACAATACTGAATTTTCTATTAAACTATTCAAAAAAGCAATTGAACTAGGTATACCAGTCAAGTATGCTTCCTCAGCATCAGTATATGGAAACCTTCCTGGTTCAATGAATCCACTAAATTACTATGCAATTTCAAAATTGCAAGTTGATTACTGGGTTTATGACAATATTGAAAAGTTTAAAAATATTCAAGGGTTTAGATTCTTCAATGTATATGGAGAAGGTGAAGAGCACAAAGGAAACCAACGTAGTCCTATTAGCAAATTTGTTTCTGAAGCAAAGATGACTAAGAAGATTAAGATCTTTAAAAATTCTGAGAAGATGATTAGAGACTTTATTTACGTTGATGATGTTGTTGACCTTGTTCTAAACCAGAAGGGAGGATCAGGAATGTTTGATCTTGGCACAGGACATCCACACTCATTTAGAGATATTGCTGATATTGTTTGTAGTAAATACGATGCAAAGATAGAAGAGATTGACTTCCCCGAACATTTACAAGGGAAGTATCAGTATTATACTTGTGCAGATATGGCGTGGGCTGAAGGTTATAACTTCACCAACGTTGAAGATTACATCAATCGCCCCGAAGAACCCGATACGAATCTTCTTCAAAGTGCTCGGTAGAAAATTCAAATAGTTCAACGTCTGTGATGCCTTCCATCATATGCCTAAGACCAGGAGGTATGTAAAACTTATCTCCTGGTTTTAATATAATTGTGTCTGCATCTATAAAGTCATCCCTATGACCATAGGTCATCTTTAGTTCACCACTCTGAACATAGAATGTTTCATCTTTAATCTTGTGGTAATGATATGAACACTTCTTACCTGCATTAAAATACAAAAGTTTTCCACAATACATTTCAGAATTGCAGATCCACTTTTCATATCCCCAACCTTTTTGTACGATCTTCATGCAAAGAAGTCCTCATCGTTTAAACCTTTATCATCGATAAAGAAATCAGCATGGGGTTTGCCCATGATTAACTCATGATACTTAACACCCCACATTTTTAATTGTGCTTGAGTGAGAGGTCTTAACAAGTCCTCTGCTGCTACTGCTGCTTCTGCATGAGGAAGATCTTTATTCCTACCCATAGCACGAGCAGTCATGTATATTATGTAGTGACCCTCATCATATAGTTTATTAACTGCTGCTATCCTATCTTTCTTAGGAGTAGCACCTTCATACTGACAAGTACCACACCCATCACCAGGTGTACAGATAGTACCATCTATATCAAAGCAGTATCTCATCTATATCATCTCCAGAAAGAACGTATGTGCCAGTATTTTGTACTGCTATTGCAGCAGCCTTATTAGCATAAGGTATAGATTTCTCTATTGTACCATACTCTAGGTAGAAATAAACCAAAGCACACAAGAAAGTATCACCTGCCCCTGCTACATCAAAACAAGGAACATGTTCACCAGGATATACAATTCCTTTATATTCAGCACCAGCACTACCTTTAGTAACAATTTTGTTTCTGTATATACCTTTCAACTTAGAGTCTTCTAACTCATTGATCTTAATGAAGCATCCTTTCTTAGGTAGTTTAGTCTTCTTGCTGTCTATGAATACAGGACCATTAAATGCTTCTACCAGTTCAAATATCTTTTCTGTATCCAAGAATCCTTTGTCATAATCAGATATGATCATGGCATCAAATGGTTCTCCTAAAGGTAGTGCATGATGATGTATGTTAGTAGGATAGGTATTACCAGTTGGTAAATCCCATCCATAGTCAGCAACCTCATCATCCTCATCCATCCTCATCAGTTGTTGATTAGATCTTTCATCTACAAATCTAGTCTTAACTGGTTTTAATTCATTGGTCATCAAATATACATCCACACCAAATGACAAGAGGTTTTGTCTTACATTACTTGCCATTCCGTCTGCTGTTTCAGTACGAATGTATTCCATTACTGGTACAGGTGCTTCAGGACTTAACCTTGTACACCTGCCATAAACGTATTTGTCTATACAAGTCTCACCTATAACGATGACCTTGTATTGTCCTTGTTGTGGAATATTCTCCGATCCTATCGAAGAATTCAACTCGTTTTGCATACTCACGTCCTACTACGTCTCCGTTTTTCCAATCAGAACCTACCACTAGTATATCAGGGTTTATGATTTTTATCAATTCTTCAAGCTCTTGTCTTGAATCGAACGTATGGATTACGTCCACTGCTTTCAAAGAACTTAATTGATACTTCCTATCCTCTAATGGATAGATAGGTCTATCTGATCCTTTGTCTTCTCTGACCTTTCTGTCAGTATCGATACCAACTATAAGCATAGATCCTAAAGACCTAGCATAATTTAGCAATTCAAAATGTCCTCTATGGAGAACATCAAAGCAACCATTGACCCATATAATCATTTGTACTTCACATATAGATTTCCATGTTGTTGATTTGGATGTTGATTTTGTTTTAGATGTGGTGCATCAATATCACAACAGAAGAAAGCAGTTACGATATGCTTTGAATCCATTGTAGATTTATTATCTCTATTTGGATATAACTGATTACAAGGAAAGATCAAAAGTTTTCCTTGCTCAGCCTCACATTTATAATCTAGATCAGGAAACTCAGTTTCCCCACCACCCCTAACAGTATCCAAGAAAATGATCATAGCATATAGTCTTGATAATAAAAGTGGATCCATAGGGGATATGTCAATATGATCTTTATAGAACCCATTATTTTTTTCATAACATCTAATAGTATGATCGTAAGATACTAATGGTGCTCTCCAAAGAAGTTTATCTTTTACACCCCACTTATAATAATGATTAATAGCACGATCAGTTTCAGATGCTAACTGACACCAAAAATCTTGTCCAATAATAGGAACTACTTGCTTACATTTTTTATGTTCGCCATCAATTTTACCTACTCCATCTTCTTTATGAAATCTTTGATTAGTCCAGAACCAATTCTTCCATCCATCACAATCTTCTTGAGATAGAAAATCTTTTTCTTCGTATATTAAATCAGTTAATTCCATAGTAGTTTTTTAGATATCTATTTTCTTTTTGTATTAAGTCAACAGTTGATTCTTTTGCATCTGGAAAGAATAATAATTCACTCTTCTCAGGTAAGTAAAGATAACATATCTCACTTTCTCTCATAGTCTTTAATGCATCCTCTATAGTTTCTACTATAGTATCACCAGCTAGATTAAAAGATGTGTTGAATAGAATAGGCACATCTGTCAAATGATAGAATGCCTCTATTAATTTATAGTAGTTTGGATTCTGTTCTTCTGTAAGAGTTTGAATACGACATGTTCCATCAACATGAGTGATACATGGTATCTTCTCTATCATTGATTTTAATACATCAACAGCATACATCATATGTGGTGATTCATATAACCTATCCATATTAAACCATTCCTGTGCATGGTCAGCAAGTACTGTACCAGCAAACGGTCTCCAATGCTCTCTCTTCTTTACTTTGTTAACAACATCCTTTCCATCTACAGCACGAGGATCATACAGTATAGAACGATTACCCAAAGCACGAGGACCATTCTCAGATTTGCCTTGAGCAATAGCAACAACATTACCTTCACTGATTAGTTCAGCAACTCTTTCAGGTGTAACCTCGCATACCCTAAATTCATTCTGTTGTAATTGATAATTATACTTCAAAGGTTGTCCAAAATATAAATTCCTTAATGGTTTTATTTTTTTCTTTCTAGCAAGTTTACGACACTCTCTTGCATAAGTTATATACGCTGCACCCATAGCAACTCCAGAGTCAGCTGACATAGGTTCAACATATAGATTAATTTCTTTTGGTAACCTTTTTAATATTCTATAGTTAGCAACACAATTTAAAGCACACCCACCAGTAAAGATAATATTATTAGACCCAGTTAATCTTTGTGTATCCATAATCCTTTGGTACACATATTCTTCAAATTCATTTTGCATTTTCCATGCTAGATCTGCATGTCTTTTAAACTTATCATCTTCATTCTTAGAATATGATATGTAATCATAAGGACGTACCTTTACCATCACATTTTTATGTTCATTGAAATCTGCTAAAACAAACCTATCCTGATCCCCTCCTCTATCAGATATCATTGATTTAATTTTATCATTGGGTTCTCCATATGAAGAGATACCCATAGTTTTACCACACTCTAAACCCTCCCATCCCAAATAACTTGTGATACCAGAATAAACCATCCCAACACCAATACTTCTTTTATCATCTACATATGACGGTGCATTCTTGATTGGTTGATTCTCATATCCAATAACCTTTTGAATTAAACATGCTGATGCATTAGGATCTTCACTAAACCTAAAGATAGTCTCATGCTCCTTACCCCATGAATGATCAGCACCAGCACCATCTATTACAAGAATACCTGCTGTATCAAATCCTGAATTGTAATATGAACAAGCAGCATGTAGAGAGTGGTGGTAATCCTTTGCTTCTACATACCGTTGAACCTTAATCCCTATCTTCTTAATATATTTAAAGTAAGGTCCAAAATCATTCTTAGTATTGTACAAATGTGTATAAGCACATAGGTCAATTTCTTTAGTGATTTCAGCTACTTTATCCAGAGCATTAAATACTTCCCTGTCATATTTGACATGTGTTAATCTTTCTTCTTGTAAAGACAATATAATTTCATTGTCCTTCATGAGACAGATAGCAGCATCATGAGATCTATTAACACCAAGTATCCACATAATTAAGCAGGATTAAAATTTATATTTAAAACTAAACGTTCAGTTGTGCTCTCTGGATAGCGAGAGGCATGATATCTTCGACCATCAAATAAAACTAATCTACCTGCTTTAGGTTTCACAGTTTTAGCAACGGTAAAGAGACTGGGGTCATACCCATTAATGAACCTCTTGATATTAGGATCTAGAAATTCATTAAAGAAATGAGTATCACCATCACTATCATTAAGGTAATAGATTGCCGTGTATTTCAATCCATCATCCTGATAATCAACATGTGGAACATGATGAGGTTGTTTGTTCTTGTTCAATGTAAAGAGACCCAATCTTAATTGAACAAGATCCTTGATAGTCATATTGATTTTTTCTTCCATCGAGTACAAGAGAGGAACGAAGATATCATACGTCTCAGATTCCTTACCCTCTCTACCCCAAAGGATGTGCATAAACCCAGTAAACGAAGCATCCTCTACATCAAGATTGGAATCATTAAGTTTATTTTGTTCCCAATACCACAGTGGTGATGTTATATCACGATTGAAGTACCATGGAAACTTTGAATCCATTACTGTTTGTTTTAAATGCTCCTGATATCTTGGACTGATTACATCATCAATAACTAAGATATCTTCAAAATGGTCAGTCATCGGACTTGTTAGGAACCTTAACTAGTTTTTGAATTTCTGGGAGATACATGTATTCGATCTCACTATGTTCTAATGTCTCTAACGCATCATAGATTGTTTCAACAAGAGGTTCACCTCCAAGATTGAAACTAGTGTTAAAGAGTATAGGTACATCTGTAATCTTATGGAAAGCATCAATGAGTTTATAGTAGTGTTCATTTTGTTCCTCTGTCACAGTTTGAATTCTACATGTATTATCTACATGAATTACTGATGGAATTTTTTCTTCTATACCATCATGACATTTTACAGCATACATCATGTGTGGTGTTTCTTCACGTCCTTGAAGATCAAACCATTCATGTACATGTTCTTTTTTAATAGAACATGCAAATGGTCTGAACCATTCTCTATGTTTAACACCATTAACAATATCCTTACCATCCTTAATAGTAGGATCAAATAAGATAGAACGATTACCTAAAGCACGAGGACCACCTTCTGATCTTCCTTGAAAGATCGTAACAATTTTGCCTTCACGAATAAGTGCAGCAACTGAATCATAATCAGTATCTTTTACATCTAGACCAGCAATAGCTTCGTTATAAGTAGCAGGATCATACTGAGGACCATAGTAGACAGATGCTTGTTTTCTAGGTTCTTCACTATCAGTAAGTTGATGCCACTTCCATAATGCTCCACCAATAGATGTACCACCATCATGTGAAATAGGTTCACAATATAGGTTAAGTTCAGGGAAGCGTTCCCAATACTTATAGTTTGCTACACAGTTAAGACCATAACCGCCACAGACTACAACATTCTTTTCACCAGTTAACTCAACTGCTTTCTCAATTAATTGACACATACGTTCAGATGTTTGTTCCTGAATCTTATATGCCATATCCTTCTGAACTTCTGAGTGCTCTAGAATCTCACCTTTGGTTTGATTGCGTCTATCATTCTTGAGAATGTCGAATCGATCTTCATTGATAGTAGCAGCATTAGGATATGTTGGAACAACCAAATCTCTGTTACCCCATTCCCCATTAAAGAATGATGGTATTTCGTCATTAGGTTTGCCGTATGGTGCAAGACCCATAAGTTTACCTGCCTCAATAGCAGGGAACCCACAATACTGTGTTACTGCTTCATACATTTTGGTATGACCAGGATATTCAGTAATGAATGTATTAGGTTCTGGTTCATGGAAACCAATAGCAGCCTTAGTTCCTACATGCTTCCATACTGGTTCAAACTCTTCTGGATACTCTGCATGGAAGATAGTTTCAAATTCATATAATGTATCTGGGACTTCTTTCATTTGTAAGAAACTTCCAGCACCATCTGCAATAACACATGCAGCAGATTCAAATCCAGAATTATAGAAACCACATGAAGCATGCATTTCATGGTGATTTAAATCAAGATAAGTTGTTTCAAACTGAAACTTTTTACGAGCAATCTTTCTTACAAATCCTTCATACATATGCTCACCAGTCCAATCTAAATTAGGACCAGATCTATGTGTATGACATACAACTAGATGATCAATGTGATCAACATACTCAAATGCTTTAAGGATACCTAACATAGGAGATCCGTCATATTTAAAACGAGTAAGGCGTTCTTCTTCTAAGTAGAAGACAATCTCACCGTCAACCATCAAGGTCGTGCTACCGTTATGACCACGTGCAACCGCTAAAATAATCATTATTTCCTCACTTTGTTTTTAATACGTCAGCAAATCCAGATGGAGTCTTACTTAATGGTTTGATATCAGATTGATCAGCCATTAATGCTGGAATTAGATTTGGATTGTTTGATTTCTTTGGTTCCTTTATTCCTAAAGATGGCATAGGTACGTTACCAGCAGCCTTCTGTTTCTTATACTCTTCCTCCATAGCAAGACTCTGATCTACATTTTGCTGCATCTCATCAGGAAGTCTGATAACTTTATCAGAAGATTTATAATGCTTCTTCATTAGTTTATCAACCTCTTGCATGATGACAGATTCAACCTTATCATTCATTGCCATGATACGGTCATTGACTCGGTTGGTGTATTCATCAATAGTGATACGAATAGGATCGTATACTCTTAAACCCTCACCCATATCAAGTACAGAGAATTTCTTATCTTCTGGATAACTAATGTTCTCTTTGAATGTAGATCCAACAACTACAACTGCTGGTTTATCAAATGCTTTCGCAATATGCTGTCCTACAGAATCACATCCAACAAATAGATCTGCTGCTCTAATAACACCAGCAAGTTCTCTTAAAGATCTACCTTGTGGATGAGATACAGTTTCTGTAAATCCTTCCTTCTCAAAATCAATACTTAGTTCCGAGAAAAGAACAACAGAATGCTTCTTCTGTAATTTTTTAATAATACTGATGACATTATTATATTCGAAACTTCTTCCAGAAGTATCCATAATAATATTACCAGCAACCTGCACTCCTCTACCAAATGGTTGGAAGACTATGGTTTTCTTTTTCTTAGTTCTTTGACGAACCTCTTCTACAATAAAGATTCCAGATGTTTCTTCCTCTCTGGAAAGTTTAATTGTTGGTTTAGGTAACTCTCTTGGTTCCGACAAACCATTGATCTCAATGTCAAATGCTTGAGATAGGTTGCATTTTTGATTATAATAATGCCAGATTCTATATGGTTCTGGTGTAACTATATCTGTATGTTTAATCTTGTCTTCGAAAAGATCTTTATGCCAGTGATCGTAGCATTTCCTGTGTAGAATAGGATGACCTTTAAAAAAATCTGTACCACCTTCGCAGACAATAACGAAGTCTTCGTCTGGATGGTCTTCTGCATATTTTTCGAATGCAGGTATGGAGCAGATTACACGGCCTGCACCACCGTTAATGAAAAACGACTTGGGTCTCATAATATGTTAATATAGAATGATATAGAAGGATTTATTCAACTTCACCATTATTTATACGCATAAAAAAGGACGGTTTTTACACCGCCCTATCAGATCTTCCGATCCATCTCGAACTTTTTTAACCCCTTATAGTTTGTGGAGAAGCGTTGTGTACTGCTTCAGCATCTGGAGTCTCAACAGACTTAGTTAATCCTGTTGCTGCATCGATCAACTCATCGTAGTCATTAACACGATAGTCATATCCATCAATCCAAGGAGTACGAGGATCATCAGGGAATGGAATCATGTGTGGTCCCCAACCATCAGCAGCAGAGAACTTTGTATATAGTGCTCCCATTTCCGCAACAAATCCTTCAAGAGCAGCTCTTTGTTGATCAGTAAGGTTACCCTGACCACCATTCTCAGTTGCTTCTGCATCTAAGCATGCTTGAGCATCTGCCATCAGTCCATCACGTGCTGCTTTATGTTGCTCCATTGTGATCCAAGGCTTGAACCATGGAAGTGGAGATTTCCAATCACCTGCTGCTTGATCATACTCAATCTCGTCAGCTGCATAGGCGTGATCAGGTGAGATTGGGTCAGGACGTTCGTAATGAACTGTGTCATCACCAGAAACTTTGTATTCTTTCTGAGGATAACCAGCTGCTTTACCTGTGTCTTTACCAAAGAAAATTGATGCAATAATTGCTTCTTCATCGGTAGGAGAGTTCATGTCGATCAGAACTGCAATTTGATCTACACCAGCACGACCTTGAGCCATTTCAGTATCACCTGTTGTAGGTGGTCTGTTCATGGTAATACATGATTGAGATGGTTGAAGTTTACCACTTGCTTTATCGACAAACACAAATAACCATCGTGGTCCGTCATAAGTCCATGTAGCAGTAAGACCTAAATCATCTGTTTGTGCCAAGTAATCATCTGGCACTTTATAAGTGAATGTTTTTGTGAAAGCCATAACCTTAGTTTACCTATACCTTGTTATTTATAAAATTTAATTAGTTTTCGTCGTACTTGTAGTTGATACGTACCATACCACTAGTACCGTTTTGACCATGACAGCATCCACCGCCACAAGTCCAACCTGAAGGACCACCAACACCAGGAACAAAGTTGTGATCAGAGAATGATCCACCCCATCCTAATTGAGCAGTTGCCCAATGCAATAAGCAATATCCACATCCACTGTTTTCGCACTGCGTTCCAGTCATCCATCCACCCTTACCATTAACTAGTCCAGCAGGATAAGCAAGATGTTGCTTGTTATAGCAATGCTCATTGTAGCAGAAAAGATAAGCAGCACCAGGAGTACCATAAGCACCACCATCTGCACCACAATAAGTTACGCAGCAACCACCAGGACAACTACTTAAGCACATAGCATTCCATGTACAGCAACACTGGAAGCAGCATGAGCATCCTCCATTACCACCTTTAGCACAGAAGTTACTTAAGTTAGGACCAGTAATATAAGTTGATCCACCAGCATTTCCACACTGTGATCCAGTTCTACCACAACCAGGAGTACCAATCTGAATATCATAAACACAATTTGCGATTATGTTCTTGTCACATTGAATACGTTTCCAAGCATAAGCACCAGAACCAGCAGGAATACCTCTAGAGCAGCAGCAAGAAGAACCGCCTCCTCCTCCAGCACCCCACATTTCAAAAATAACATCACAAACACCATCGGGAATACACCACTGAGGATATCTGTAGTAGTTGTAACTTGTAGTAAACTCTTGGCAAGTAGATCCACATGCACCTACCATATAGTGTACACAATAACCAGCAGACGGTAAATTGGCAAGTTTGGTAGTTGCATCAGGAGCAGATAATCCTGCTAATGAGTCAGAAGTAACGAATCCTAATAGATCTCGTAAATTGGTGTTTGGCATTCTAAGTTCCTCTGTCTTCTTATTTAGTTAAAGTAGTACCAAGCACAGTCTTCGTTTGAAGTTGCAGACTGTAACCAGCATGAACAGTATGTGATTCTAATTAAACCACCACCGCCACGATATCCATAGCAGCATCCACCACCACATGCTGTAGCAGAAGGAGAACCAACACCAGGAAGTGTGGAATTACAATTAATGTTATATGCCCAAGGCGTTGTACCTGTACAGTACATATATTCATGAAGGCAAGCATTACCCTGATGGTTCTGAGTAATATATGCACCCATGTTGCTAATAAGTCCAGCAGGAACAGGCATCATACCTTTAGCCCAGCAGTTATTACCATCACAAGCATTATAAAAGAATCCAGGTTTACCCTTGATCATGCAATCTCCACCGTAGGAGCAGGATCCATCAGTATGAAGATTCCTACCTAAAGTAACTTTATCTTGGCATCTATATGTTGAGTTCCAGAAAGCCCAGCAACATGTTTTACCAGGAAGTCCACCATTAGCACAGAGGTTACTAGTGTTACATCCAGTGACCCATGTCTTACATCCACTAATACCACAGCAACAACGTGAGCAGCAGGTTGGTGATGCTACACATAACTGATAACACCAACCACCTTGTATCTCAGGATACTGAAGTGTCTTTCTTACATATGCTCCAGCACCACCAGGAACACCTTGCATACAGCAACAAGCACCACCACCAGATGCACCACCACCCCACAACTCGAAAGTTGCTTGAGTAGTTCCACAAGGTACGCACCAATGTTGGATGCAATACTCCCAGTAGTTAGAATCACAGTTATTATTGTTACAGTAAGGATGGAATAAGAATACCCTTCCTTCGTGGTTTCTTTCTAATGAAGTATTTTCTGCAATCGTTTGGTCGATTGTTGAGGCAAATTCTCTGCCTAATAGTTCTCGTAAATTCATTTGCCTTTCCTTATGTTTTGCAGAATAGAGTGATTCTTACGAGTCCGTGAGCACCCTCAGAAGAACAGCAGCAACCACCACCAAATACCTGAGCAGATGTACCACCAGAACCAGGAGGACCATTTCTCCAGCAGTCTCCTGAGAGTCCACCGTTGTTACCAGTCAACCATAGTGTTTGTGTTCTACCACAAGTTGCCATGCTACATTTTCTAGTAGCGTTAACCACACCGTAACGAGCACCGTACATAGGAGGGTTAGGGTGATAGTCTTTCTTCATGCACCAGTTACCGCAACCAGGGTTGCAATCATAATGAATGTATGGTGAAAGACCGTTCCAATACCACTTACCCTTCTCTTCACAAGAATCCATACAATCACTACTTGCTAGTGTGTAATGTTCTGTTTGCTGTCTGCAACATGCAGGACCACACTGGTGTATTCTTGTCCTACAAGAGAAGTAAGAATCAACCCAGTGGCAACAGTTCCATCCATGACAACCACCGCATGCACAGAAGTCACTTAATCCTGGTCCATCAACATATGATTTACAACCATCAAAACCACCTCTGGAAGGATGTCTACATGTACCACCTGCTACACAGATGTCATAACAACAACCGTCTAACTGAGAGACACTTTGTACAGCAGCACAAACGGTACAAGAACTATATTGTCCAGAGAAACCATTCCAAGCAATAGAACAGCAACATGTACCAGATCCACCGCCTCCTCCTCCCCAGAGTTCGAACTTAACCTTACATATGCAGCTGTTAGGGACACACCATCTTATACGCTGCCAGTCGTAGTTGTAAGAACTACCGAACTCCCAACAGTGGTTGCCTCTGTAATATAGTTGATGTTGCCCACCACCCATGTAAGTCTGAATAGGGACTACATTGGTATCAGGTACATCTAATAAATCTCGTAAACTTGACATTTCGGCTACCCGTTATTGTTTAGTTGGACAGTATAGACCATCCGTAAGCAGAGCCTGTATAGATTAATTCAAGTGATGCATTTTTAATATCAAAATCTAAATCTTCTGCTAAATTGGCAATTTTGTGACCGTTGCGAGCAACAGTTACTTTGTTAACATCACAGTTACCAGCTGCATCAACAAGATTAATACGATCACCAATTTTACCATTAGCAGGTAAGGTTATAGTGAAAGCTGCTCCTGTAGTGTCAAGCAATAAAATTTGTCCAGCCAAAACAGAATGAGTAGTTGTTACTGCTAACGTTTCTCTTGTATCGGATACTGGTGTTAGGTTGCGTCCCATTTTCTTAATATCTCCGTGTAAATCTATTTATTAATTAGGAAGTTGTTTCTTCAACACCGTAAGCAGAGATACTTACGCCAGTTGTATCCGAGAATGCAACTAATTTTTTTCCAGTTCCCATAGCGAAACCAGTTCTCTCAAGAACTCCATACCCTCCAATCTCAGCGTTGTACTCAACGTACTCAGCAGCAGATGGTGTATCAGCAGCTGCAAGAGCTACTCTTACATCAACTGGAGTTGCATTGGTGTTAACAATGTTAAAGTTCATGTATGCCACAGTACTTGCAGGTACAGTGTATATTGTTGTTAATGTATTTGCGGCTAGGGATGTTTGAGTCCCCAATATTCCAGAAGCCATTTTCTATTCTCCGTGTAGCAGATGTTAGTGGTTATATGATATTTATAATAATTGGGGGGATCAAACTGACCCTGCCCAGAATACGTATCCTTTAGTCGTACGTGTGGTGTCAATGTATGTCTTGACGGCACGTTGAGTAGGAACTTTTTGGTTTGAGTTAGCAGAAAGAGTAACATCAGAAGAGAATTCTGTGATACTTTCTCCTAACTGAGCACCAATAGAACCCAGTCTCAAGGATGATAGACCAGATAGGTCAAAAGATGATGCGTTCAATGTAGTTGAACCAGTTGCCTGGTTAACCTTAAAGTAACGACCAACGGTAAAGTTACCATCTTGGTCAGTTGATACAAAGAATACACGTCCTGGGAAGTCTTCAGTGACCTCATTGCCTGGTGCTGGATCCACTAATGGATCTCCAGGCCAGTTAGTTTGTAGTTTGTTTCCTGTACCTAAGTCTAGGAAGTCATGACCAGTTAGACGAACTTGACTATAACCATATCTGATTTTGTAGTCTTGTCCGTCAAAAGTTCTTGTAGGTTTCTCAGCAGCAAGAACAACTAATGAAGTACCAGTTGTATCTGTCTGTGAGTTTGTTACCTGCATAAACTCATTATCAATCTTGATGTAGTCATTGAGATTGAAACCAGAAGCGTCAGTAATTCTAACATTATCTTGAGAGTTATTAAGATCTCTCAAAGTATCTGTTTGATCAACAACCTTGATTTCAATAGCACGAACTGAAGCACCACTGGTATGAGCAGTAGCATTAGTTCCTTCAACTCCACGAGTAACATCCATAGATGTTGCTGTTGGGAATGAAGTAATACCCATCATTTCATCACCTACAATACAGAATGCTCCAATTGAGAATCCTGAAATAGAGTTAACAAAAATTGTGGTTTCAGAAGAACTGTTAACAGCAGAACTCAAGTTACTAGCACCACCATACTGATATCTAGTGATCAGTTCCAAACCTAGATGAGTAGCAGCAGCACTTCCTAGCAGTCCTCTAGTAACAGTTAAGTTACCTCTTCCTGTAGGAGGATTATATGATGAGTTCGCAATAACGAATGTGAATGGTTCATCACCAGCACCACCAGCACCAGTAACAAATTCCATCGAACCACCTGGAACAGGGGCAGATGACCTACCAGTTATGGCAAGTACGAATCCATTCTGACCACCAACAGCATCAGCGTTGCTAAGTAGAGCACCTTGTACTCCAGAAGTTTGACCATCTATAGTTTCACCTTGTACAAAGGTTCCTTTGAAAGGTCTATAAAGAATCTTACCAACACCAGCCTGTACAGAGATGATCTCTCCAACAGCACCAGATGTTAATCCAACAACTCTTTCTTCATTCAACCAAATTGAATCTTGTGCTCCAGCAACGATTGTTGCTTCATCATATTCAAGTGATAATCCATCGATATTACCATCAAGAGTTGATTCATTAGTATCAAATCCAGAAGATACAATACCATAAACACCCCAAGAAGAGTTACCTGCAAGAGATCTGATTCTACCACCACGTGTAGAAGCATAAGAAACATGACAGTAGTAAGTAAAGCAAGATACAATCTCAGCACCTGCCTTGTTTGTAACCCAGAAACCTACACCACCATCCTCATGAATTTGTGTCCAAGAGTCAAACACCATTGTTTTGTTTGATCTGTTATCAAACGTAACGGCGTTAGAAGCAGCAGATACAAATGTATGTCCATACTGATCAGCAGGAGCAGCAATACCAACATTAATAGTAATGGTTGTTGAGTCTGCTGAAGTAATTACAATTTCCTTACCAAAGTAAGGGTCAGTTGTTCTTGGATATGCATGGTTTGTAGCATTACCATCTTTAGCACAAGTGAATGTGATAGATGCTTGTGCTAATTGAATACTAGATCCAGCAGTTAACCCATGACCTGAACCAAGAGTAAGAGTCATATCACCTGTAGAAGGATTATATGAAGCATTTGTTGGTGTAAACTGTGCTGTGTTATCCCACTTAGCGTGAACATCACCATCAATAACAGCACCAACTCCAGTTGGACCGAAGCAAGAACAGTTTGATACGTAAGGTGATCTCTTAATTGGTGAGTTAGGATCTAGACGTACATAAACACCACCCATTGTAGCAGTGTTAAGATCTTTAGGATCAGAAACAGAAGGAACGAATCCACCCATTCCATCCATAACCATGTCCTTAAGCATAGTGGTGCTTCCTAGCATCCACATAGTTAAGTTTTCGTTATTGATAGGTGTTACACTACTGATAGCAATATCTGTAGCACCTGCTTCATATGTGTCTGAAGTTGTCCAAAGGTTAGCATTAGCGTCTCTAGTTACACTTCCAAGTCCAGAACCTAATCCAGTTGTTACAACTCCAATTAATGTTGTAATAGTTGCTTCCTGAACAATACAGGTTGCCTGTCCATAATTACTGATATCTGTAATAGACTCGTTCTTAACCTGACCTAATCCATGAGTACCAACAACAGTAATTGTTGTGTTATTGATAACATCTTTCATAAGAGGAGTTAAGTATCCTAAGATCTGATTAACTTCTGCCTCACCACCATTCCAATAGTTAGTAGTGATCCAATTATCAACTGTGTCATAAACACGGTCGTTACCACCATAACCTAAGTTAGCAGTAATATCCTGAACCAAACTAGCCATTTTGCTTTCAAATACAGAAGCATCTCCACCAGGAGGACTAGTAATAGTAACACCACCAGCAGCGGCTTGTGCAAGAGTTTCCTTGACAAGGAACTGTGTGTTAGATGTTAATAGGTTATATGAGTCACCAGTTTTGTTATTGACAAATCCATCAGTCTGAACATAGATGTCAGAACCACCTTCTCTAACGTCAATAACTTCACCAGTCTTACTTCCATCACCAGATGTGACAGTAGAACCAAGAACTCTATATTGAGCATCAGGTACTTGTGCAAGTGTAAGTTTAACAACACTTGAAGGTTCACCAGCTCTTGCCTGAATCCTTGATGTTCTTAAGTTATCACCAACAATACCTACTTGCTCAGGAACCCTCATTGGAAGGATTTCATTATATGTTCCTGCCTTAACATAGATTGTTGCAGGACCAACTACGTTATCTACAGCGTGACGAACTGTTCTCCATGCTGCTGTAATACTACTACCAGCATTAAGGTCAGAACCTTCTGGAGTAACGTAATAAACTCTATGTGTAACGTGACTCTCTTTCCATGATGGATATCCTGTTGAGTCAACAGTTAAAACTTTATTCTCTGAACCAATAGGCAACCTAGCAGGACCAGAACCACCTTGATAAAGAACGTCACCAGATGTAGTCAGAACATTGGCAGATGCTCCTTCCGCTAGTGAATTCCAGTATGTACCATTAACGTCTGTCTCTGGTGCTTGTGCTGAGTTCTCAGCAACACAAATATGTGAGTTACTATTTCTAGTAACAGCATCACCTGGATAATATGTTGTACCTACATCCCAAGTACCTTTCCAAGTGAAACCTCCAACAATGAAGTCCCAATCAGATGCATTGGATGCTGGAGATGAATTAAGATTAGTTGTCTTAGCAACGTATGAGTTACCACCTAAGAGTACAACGTCGCCTGGTTTGTATGTTGTAGTACTATCCCAGTTACCAACAACCTTGAAACCTGTAGTTAAGATATCCCACTGAACACCAATACCATTATTTGGCTGAATAGCAGTGCTAGTTTGAAGAGCGATATATGAATAACCACCGTAAGTTACGATGTCTCCTTTCTGATACTCTGTAGAAGAATCCCATGTATCTTCAAACTTGAGACCATCCAAGTAAGCAGAGAACTTAGCGATATCAAACGTCGCTGTTGTTGTATGGGGTGTAGTCGTTCTATAAAGAATGTTACCATACTTAACTATATCGTTAAGTTTATAGAATGTGGCTGCAGCCCAATCACCAGCATTGTAAATCCCTTCAGTATGAAGTGACCAACTACCAGCGTCAGTTCCGTACCATTGTGCTGCTGAAGAAACCGATGTATGGTTTGCGGAAGCAACGTATGTGTTAGCACCAAATTTAACAATGTCATCAATGACATAGGCGGTCGCAGCCGTCCAGTCACCTCTCCAGTTAAATTTTAGTCTACCAAGTCTAAAATCTGCCATTTGTTTTTCCTTTACTTAGGTCCCTCGGTTGTATAATCGTAAGATTCATTGAAACGAACACAGAAATATCCGTTGTCATCAATGAAGTAGGTTACTTTCCTACTATCAAATCTATATTGTTGATATTCATCTTGTGGATGGTTAGTATATGATTTAGATTCTGTAGTTTCTTCCACATAATCTGTCATACCTGTCGCAATATCTAGGTACGGAGTACCATCTTTACGATGGAAAGTTACTACATCGTCATCTATACTTCGGATTTTGGTATAGTTAAGCATACCATCGTCGTCTCTTGATAACGCATGTATTGTAAAATCGTTTCCTAGATCGTAGTTATTGCTTGCAAAACCTGTGCCACCGCCACCACCTGAGCTAGTGCCACCGCCTCTAAAACTATCGCTTATGTACATTGTCATGTGACAATAACCCTCCAGTAAACTCCTTCCCAAATTAATTGAACACCTGCGCCTTTAACGTCAAAAACTAGAGGAGATGAAATAACTCCAAATGTATTTTGAAATTGTCGTCCGATAGGGTCCGTCAGAGTAACATTATTTATATCCCAACTAAACTTTACATCAATGAACTCAATTACATCCCCAGACTTGGGAACTAATTGGTTATTATAAAGCGGAAGAGTTAACGATACTGGACCATTGGAGGAGTCCACCAAATAACGAAGGCTTGTTCCAAGAGTTTGATCAGAATTGATATATTCCCACCTCGCTCTGAAAACGTCAAATCCACCAGTGGTGGTTCCGTCGTGAATGACGGCCATATTTTTGTCAGTATCAATCGTCAGCTCACCTTGTGCTCCAGTGAAAAGTGCATGTTCAGCTGTTGTACCCCTTCGGAATTGAACCTGAGTTGTCATCAGTGATTATTCGATACCAAATATATTTATGAGATATTTATATTAGATAATCCAACCATAAGATCTTGGTGGTGCAACTTGTATGCGTCTTGTTGTACCTTCACCAACATGTAAAATAACTCCACCTTCAGATACAAATCTCTGATAAGGTGCAATAACTTTGGTTGTGATATCAATCTCAATTGGGCAGTGTCCATCGTAACTGAAGACACGGAGGACTTCTGCACTTGATACAGAAGGTATACGACCTGAACCAACGAAGCTCTTGACAATAATAGGAATATTGTCCTCTTCGAAGACATCGATCCTTCCTGAGCCATCGTGTGTAGTTGTAATACTGGAAGTAGATTCTCCAGAGAATGATGCGGAACCTTCTCCAATATATCCCTTCCTTGTAAAGGATTCTGCACCTGATCCTCTGACCTCGACAGTAACATCTGTAAGAATGTTTCTTGTAATTGCCTGTCTTGCAACACCCAAGAAGTCGAAGATTGCAACATTCTCGTATGTAATTGTTCTGGATTCGGATGCATTGTTCCATGTGAAGAATGATCCAGTTCCAACTGTAACTCTTGTTCTTGGTGTATCTGCTGCACCAAATACATGTACAACTCCATAGAGTTCTGGAGAGAATGTAATTGTCTCGGCAGCACCAGCAAAGTTGTAAAGACGACCAAATCCAACGTATGCTTCTGTATGCTTCTCGTCTGCAATACCAGAAACACCAAGATCGATTTGAGAAGTCCAATCAAATGTACGACGCTCAATGCTGGTAACAAAGTTGAATAGATCTCCGAATCCAACTTCGACGAATGTTGTTGCTTCCTCTGCACGACCCTTGAATGTGAAGAGTCCTGTTGCTTCTGGTACGACTCCAACACTTTCTGAAGCACCAGAGAATCCAAAGAGTGTACCAAATACAATCTCTCTTCTGACAACAACCTGACTTGAAACACCACCAATAGAGAATAGTGCAGTAGTCTCGTCTGGGTTGACAGTGAAACTCTCTGAAGCACCACTGATGTTGAAGATACGTCCTTCTCCAACAAAGTCTCTTGTACGAGTAACGTCTGTTGTAACATCGACGTGGATAGTACCAGAACCAATATTGTTTGGTGTGAATCTCTCGAATGCTTCTCCAGTAATATCGAGGAATACTGGTACTTCGTCTGGACTGAATGCAACAGTTTCTGTTTTTGTACCACCAATAGAGAATAGTATCTGCTTCTCTTCTGGATTGAAGGTAACACTTTCGGATGCACCACTGATGTTGAAGATCCTTCCTTCTCCAACAAAGTCTCTCGTGCGAGAGAATGTGGATGTAACATCGATTGTTGTAGTACCAGAACCAATCCAGTTTGGAATGTACTTGATACTTGCTGTGCCAGACAGTTTGGACTCGACTGTGAATCTCTCGCTGAAGGTTCTGATGAATGCACCAAACCCTTTGAGTGCCATGTCTGCCTGGAATTCTGGCAAGACAAATGTGACACTCTCTGCTGCACCACTGATAGCAAATATACGACCTTCGCCAACCCATACGTGAGATCTGGAAGATGTAGAAGCACCAAAGATATCGACTTCGATACTTGGTTGCTCTGCAAATGTGAGAATTGGTTCTGAAACTTCTCCACTGAAGAAAATTTCTGCTTGACCAATCTCTCTGAATGTTGCAGCAACACCTGCTTTCTCTGGACTGAATGATATATCTGCTTGGAAGGCAGGTAATTTGAGAGTGATAGCCTCGTTTGCTGCTCCAATAGAGAACAGTCCACCAACACCAAAGTGAATATCGACGTTGACAACAACCGCATCTCCACTGAGATATACATTTCCAAGTGGTTGTTCTGCGAATGTAAGTAGTGGATCTGCAATCTCTCCAAAGACTGTGAATACACCAGATCCAATATTGCCACCAAAGGTGAAGCTCTGAGATACAGCACCCTTGACAACTGCGTCTGCTGTAAACTCTGGAAGTTTGAGAGTAATAGACTCTGCTGCTCCACCAACAGAGAAGACTTGACCTTCTCCTTGATAAGCACGTGTCCTGAGAAGAGCAGCATCTCCAGTAACATCGACTGGAACGAATGGTTTCTCTGCAAATGTAAGTAGTTCTGGACTTGATGTTCCACGTACTTCTGTGAGAACGAGACCAGCAATAGCAAATGTACGACGTTCGTCGAGACGACCTGTGAAGTCGAATAGTGCTCCAAGTTCGAGTGGGTTGAATGTAACCGCTTCGACTGCACCACTGAAGTTGAAGATCCGACCTTCTCCAGTCCAATGCTTCGTGATGAGTGGTACAACAGATGTATTGAATATCTCTGTATGAGATTGACCAATCCAATCGTCTGTCTGTCTTTCGACTGCTGAACCAGTAATGTCGATATTGACTGTAACAAGTTCGGAAGCAGTAAACTTCTGACTTGCAAGACCCTTGAATACAAGATCTGCTTGGAACGCAGGTATATCGAATGTAACCGCTTCGGAACTTGCTCCAATAGTGAAGAGGTTTCCAGATCCATGGAAGTGGAGACTGAAGTTCTCTGCTGCGTTTCCAGAAACGTCGATAATAACGAATCTGTTGGTGTCTGATACAATCGCCTCTTGGCAACGACCAGATACTTCCATGTGTGCAGAACCAACTTCTGCTGTGATAAACTTGAGACTTGTATAACCACCAGCAAATTTGAACTGTGGTGCATCTGTTGGTGGAATGACTGCTGTACATTCTGCTGCACCACTCCAAGACCACAGTACTGGTTCTTGAGTAACCCACTGAGGTGGAACACGAACTTCTGACTCTGAACGAATCTTGATCGCTTGCTCCCATTCGATACCATCCGATATGAAGATCTTCGTCTGAGCAGGTGCTGTAATAGAAACAAAACTGACAAGTTTTCCAAATGGGTATTCGGAAACTTTTGTTCTGATAGAACTGATTGTGGATGTAAATCCATAATCCTCTCTTACCGTTGCACCAGGATCTGTAATTGATCCACCGTCGTGGATTGTTGTTGCTCCACCTGAGAGCCAAGGATCGATCTCGTATGTCTGACCAACAGGTATGTTTGCAACAACACCATTGAGACCAATTCTGATAATAGAAGTTGGTGATGTACCAGAGATACTCTGACTTGGTGTGATCTCGGTAATAGTACCGACACCAGGTAGACTTGCATAATCTCTGTACTGATGTAGATTTGTAGATGTCTCATTGTAATCATAAGTTCTACATGTAGATCCACCAATAAGAGTAGATAGATTACCTGTACCTTCATAAGAGAAGGATCTAAGTACAGGTTCTGCTGTTCCCTGAGATGCCCAAAGAGTACCAAAGGCATTCCAGTTAGGTGCAAATCTAATGTCAGCAACACCCCTGATTGGGAATAGAGCCTGCTTCTCATCTGGGTTGAAGGATACAGATTCAACTGCACCACCAATCTTGTAGATCTGACCTTGACCAACGTAGTCAAATACACGTGAAGCTTCAGCGTATACAATACTGAATGCACGACCTTCACCTGTGTATGGTCTGGTAACACTGTAAGTTGCCTCACCAGTAACATCAATTGGAATAAATCCATTCCACTGTGGGTTGATACGTACCCAAGTCTCTGAACGAATCTTGATCGCTGCATCGAATGTAACCTCTGCAATAAATCCAACAGTACGTGATGTATGTGTATTGCTGGTATACTGAAGAGCACCAAAAGGATACTGCCATACTGTCTGAGAAATATATCCCCAATCAATATTACCAGAGTAACCCTCAGCGATGATGCCATAATCAAAGGTTGCACCTGGTGTAAAGTTAGATACAAGAGAGACTGTATAGTCTGGATCTACTACCGCAACAACACCAACGTTAATCCTGACAACGGATCCTGTAGATGTACCTGAGAGGATCGTAGTTGTAGATATCTCCTCGACAGTAGCAGTTCCTGGTAATGGACCGAAGTCTTCATAACCAAATGGTACGATAGAAGTATCGTTGTAATCCCAAGTAACTCTTTCAGCGTATGCATCTCCAGTGAATACTGGAATAGTACCAAATGGTTGTTCACCAAATGTTCTCTTGATGTTGGTAACTTCACCTGTGACATCAAGAACACCAAAACCTCTCCAGTTAGGTACGAAGTTAACCTTAACGTTAGATTGTAATGGAGCAAGAGTACCAGTAGCAACGTAGTCTGTAGTGACACTTTCTTCACCACCACCAATTTTGTATAGGTTACCAGAACCCTCATATGTGAAGGTGAATGCCTCGTCTGCCCTAGAGAAGTTGAATAGTACGCCAGATCCAATCTCACTAATACTAGTGCTCTCTGCAAGAGTACCAGTAACAAGATTCCTAACGAATCCAATCCATTTCGGTTTGGTTCTTCCTCTACCTGAACCCTGAACCTTAACTTCACCAGTACCAATCCAGTTAGGTACGAAGTTCTGTTTAGCAGTACCTTTGAGTTCACCAATACCGTATGGGAACAGAGTACCAGTGATACTAAGAAGACCCCAGTCAAGATTGGTTGTCTTACCAATAGACACTGGAGCATGTTCAATCGAGTTTGTATACGTACCCGAATGAGGTGCAACCTGATATCCACTAGGATCTACAGTTGCAGTTATTGTAGGATTAATTTGTACTACAGAACCAGTACTTACACCTGACAGTACTTGGTTTGTAGAGATAACTTGATAGGACTGTATCGGAATCGTTCCGTAGTCCTCATATTCAAACTCAACAACAGCAGAACTATTATATGCGTATGTTCTACTATTATCTTCGCTATTAATATTAGGTAGAGTACCCGAACCCTCAAATCCAAATGTACGCTTAATATCTGAGACTTCTCCTGAAATCTGGGCTGTAACATATCCCACCCAGTTAGGTCTGAAGGAAACCTCTGCGTTACTCTTAAATCTGAATAGTCCTTTGGACTCAATTGAAATACTTCTAGTAACTGTACCAGATCCAATCTTGTACAGTTCACCTTCACCAGATTCTTTCTTAGAGAAAGCTTCCGTTGTGAGGGACTGGATCCCAAACAGCCCGTCGAATTCGAGGTCTGGAACCCAGTGTGTAACCGCACTACCTGATACTCGTACTGTACCTTGAACGATCCAAGGAGCCATGAGACGATAGTAGGTATTGCCCATCTCGAAGACAGTACCTGTACCAACCCATGCATGTAAAACTGTCCACTGTGTAGCAGTCTTCGGTCTGATGAAACCGTAAGGTCGGACAACATCAGTGTAAATTATTCTACCCCAATCATCAACCGCAACAGCTTCTACGTCGTTGATAGATCCACCGTCAATAACGGTTGTGGGTGTTGATGCTAATGAACTTAAACCGTAGTCAAGTTTTATAAACGGTTCAATGCATGAAGGATCCCATGTATATGATGCTTTCTCTCCACTAAAAATACGCAGCGCAAAACTTGATCCATATGGACCACCTATACCAGTTGTATAGACATGCGTTGCCATTAATTCAGTATCCCTCCACTAAAACAAAAAGGGGATCCAATAACGAATCCCCTCACACATAATAATGAATTCAATTGAATCAATCAGTCTAGGCTGACGTTCAGAGTCACTTTGATTTGGTCACCAGCGTTTTGAATAGCGTAAGGACCATTTGTGAACCTTTCAGCGAAGAATATTGCATCATAGAGTGTCACAGAACCTGTTCCATCAAGTGCTTTAGTAGTCGTGAAGGTGTTTGCATCAGGAGTCTCAAATACAATGTAAGTACCAGCAGTAGTTGTGGTATTACCTGTTCCCTGATCGATGTAAACTGCATCGCCTGGTTCTAGACCATGCCCTGTAGCAGTTACTTTACTGAAGTTAAACTTAACAACGTCATTACCGTTAGAAATCTGAATGTTCTCAATAAGAACGTTATTGAGATATACAGTTACTGTTCCGTCTGTATCATCTGTCTCGTAATCGATACCAGTAATAACTGTAGCAGCATCAATACCATTAGGTGTAGTTGTCTGAGAAACTCTCATTCCAAGAGCAAGATCTTCAGCAACGTTTGCTTGGAATACCAAGTCGCCACTAACAGCACCACCGTTTGCCTTACTTAGATAAACTGTAGTACCAACGATTCCAGTAACACGTGCTCCCTGAGCAACGTTAGTTCCAGTAACACGTTGTCCAACAACGATTCCAGTTGTAGCTGTAACAACAACTTCGAACTCACCAGCAGTACCAGTAGCAGCAGTGGTTGAAGCAACAGCAGCAAGAGTGATATAGTTGTTTCCGATAGTACCACGAACACCAGACTTAGAAATCTCTGTTCCTGTAGCAGCAGTACCAGCATCAGCTACACCATGAATGGTTGTAGGCATGTTGTTAGCACGTGAAAGGAAATAACCGTATACGTTACCAGCAGGACCATCAAATGTAAATGTTTGCTCTGGATAAGAAGCAGTTGTACGTCCTCTACCAAAACTTAATGGTTGTGCAGTGAAGTTACCAGTGTTCTTAACACTTAAGTTAAGTGTAGTACCATCAATGTCAACAACATATGCACCAGTGCCGACAGATCCACCAGTAACATAGTCACCTTTTTTAATACCTGTGTTAGAAGCAACCGTAACTAGGTATGTTCCAGATGTACCATCACCATTAGTTGTTGTGACAGCAGTTGGTTCAGTCTCAATTCCCCAACGGTTACCGTTCAGCAAGATACCATATTGCTGTGCATAATCCTGATCAGTCCTATTATTGATGATTGCAGGATATCCTGTAGTAGGTGCTCCACCATAACCGTTAGTATTGTTCTCGGTGTATGGTTCGAAATATCTTGTCTGTGAGGGAGTGTCACTCTCAGCAGGATATGTATCTGTAGTGAACAACTTAAGAATAAGGTTCCTAGGGATGTTCTGCGAATAGTTTAGCAGATTCCTTAGAGAATCAATCTCGCCGTTGTCGGTGACTAAGAGTGCCATTGTTTTCCTCTGTCCTAATTACGTTGCTATGTATGATTATTTATAACCACCAATTATTTATAATTTTATCCTCAGTGCAACACTAGCCTTACTTATGTTCAGGACATGGTTTACATTGAATCTGAAGATATCACCAGCGTTAACTGTGGTGTTCCAAGTCGAAAGATTATCATCCTTCGATTTAATTTCTGTACTGGTATTTAGAATACCTAGTCTCGGTGTTTCTGTTCCTGTTATTGAAGTGAAGTTAGGAAAGTCATCGTAAGCACACTTCAATATATCTACTTCAATATTACCTGCAATATCTGCTACCAGAATCCATGATTCAATAGTACCAGTAACATCGATTGCCATATCACCCTTTGGTCCTATTGCCATTGGGAATGATCCAGCATCAATAACAAAATTGAGAGTTCTTGTTAGATCTGCGGTGGTTACTAAAGCAACACCAGAAAATCTAAGTCCTGAAGTAGGTGGAGTACTAAAAACAATTTGATCGTTTGAAACGATATAATCTGTATTTGGTTTGAGAACTACATCATTGATAGAGATCAATAATTGCTGTTCATCTATTGGTGTATATGGTGATCCGTTAACAGAAAGAGTGAACGTATCTTGTGTACCATCAAATCCACCAGATATATCATCAAGTATTAAGTTTGTATACTGTGTAGACTTGGTTGGAATTTGATAATTAACATCCAAGTTATACGCAGGGTTCTCTCTCAGAGCAACACTGTGTTGCTGAGATCCAACTCTAACGGTATACTCTGCCATTATGACGATACTCCAGGATTAACTTCCACCAATCCTTCGATAACTCTTGTCTTGTATCCAGTTGGAGCAGTCAAGAGAATGTCATAGACATATCTTCTACGGTCTAAAGCACCTGTTTCTGTACTAGTCATTGATATACCAATCTCACCAGCAGTTCGATTGACAAATACCAAAGGTACAGCAACTGCCGTTGATGATGCGTGACTAGTTTTAAAATTAGCCTCACCAGTATATCCTGTCATGTTCAATGATGTACCATCTTTATTAGTAATAAAGAAAGTTACGTCAAAGTTTGCATGACGGTCAACGACTATATTTACAGGTATCGCTGCCATTAGATTCTAGAAGTTACTTTTATTTAGTTGGTTTCTTAGGTGGAGCAGGTACATCAGGATCAGGAGATTCTAAAAGATCTAGTGTTTCCAATCCACCAATAACTTTAATTCTATACTCTTTTAATTCTGTAAGACTCTTTTCAGTTGTAGTGATCTTAGTCTCTGTCTCACCCAATTGTCTTGTGAGTTCTGTACGTATTTTACTTGCTTCCATAACAAAAATGTATATGTTCTATTTATTTAAGTCTTCATGATGTAGCATAGAGCATAGTACTTAGGCATAACGTTGAGTGCAGATCCACTTCCACTATTTCCAGAAGTAGGAGTTGTATTTCCAGTATTTCCACTACCGTTACTACTAGTTCCTGGTGATGCATTACCTGTGTTTCCACTACCAGCACCAGTGGTTCCACTTATGCTAACCGTTGTGTCATGAGTATGATCTTCACTAACTCCTAAAGTATCGAAGTAGTGTGCGTGAGTTCCTGCATCTCCAGTTGTAGCAGCAACGTTACCCATGTTAGCATTTACTGCCTCAGTGTGATAGTCACCTGTGAATAGAGAACTATGAGTAACATAACTGTGGTTATGAAGACCAGCATCAGATGTGTTTCCACTATGATAATGGTTATCACTTTGTACTCCACTGGTTCCAGTTCCCGATCCACTGAATGAGTGAGTGTGAGCACCAATAGTATGACTATGACTACTTACTGTGTGAGCGTGAGAAGGAATAGTATGACTATGACTACTTACTGAGTGATTATGTGAAGGCATATTCGAAGTTGATATGCTTACAGTCTCAGAACCACCAGTATTACCAGGATTGTAACTACTACCAGCACCAACAACGAACCTATCTCTTAGATCAGGAGTTCCATATGATCCATTACATAGATACCATCCAGAAGGAATGTTAGCAACAGTACCAGACCACATTATAATACCTCCAGCAGGGATTCCTCCACCTGGTGTTTGATTAGTCCACTTACTAGAACTATTGTCCCAAGCAAGAACTTGATCGTCTGCTGGAGAACCACTAATAACAACGTCTGTTAAATCAGCAATGATACTAGCACCACCACCACCAGATTGATCATCAACAACTAAATCAATGGTTCCATCAGCATCTTGATATGTTGCAGCAATTCTTGTTTCAGTATTACCACTAAACATTCCACCAACAATGTCCTGAACTTGCTCAGTTGTTAGTGGTTGAGTATTAGCTGTCATATCATCGACAACTAAATCAATGGTTCCGTCTCCATCTTGATATGTTGCTGCAATTCTTGTCTCAGTATTACCAGAGAACATTGCTCCAACAATGTCTTGTACCTGTTCTGTTGTAAGTGTGGAACCACCAGAAGAATCTGCTTGGTTAGTCCACTTACTTGTACCGTTATCCCACTTAAGTACTTGACCAGATTGAGGTGATCCAGTAATAACAACGTCTGCTAAATTTGCAATAACAGATGATGTTGTTAGATGAGCACTTAGATCTGGTGGAGTGTATGAGAATACACCGTTAACACTGTTATAAGAAATAGCACCATCACCAGATGCAGTCTGAGGTGATCCTACTGATAGACTTCCTAATGTTATGAAACTACTAATGTTAGGAGGAGTATATGAGAATACACCTGTTACATTATCATAAGATAATGCTGCTGTACCTGCTGCGTTAGTTGTTACAGAAATATCTGATAATACTATACCTTGTGCAGCAGCAACCCAATCGTAATCACTTCCATCCCAACTTAGAACCTGACCAGATGTAGCAGTGCTTTTATTCAGATGGACATCAACACCAGCATTAATAGTAGATTGTAATCCACTAATAGTTGAGCTACCGAAATTAATAGTACAACTTGTAAAATCTAATGAACACAATGAAGCATTAATAGATCCACCAGAATCAATATCTATTCCATCTGTTAAAGCAGCCTTACCAGTAATATCTACACCATATCCTGCATCAGCGATATTTGATAATGTAGGTGCTGGAGCAGCATTTTCCCAAGATGCACCATTATATTTTAATACGTGTCCAAGTACAGGACTATTAACACTTACATCAGTAAGATCATTTACTGCAACACCAGTTAAGTAACTACTAAGATCTGGAGGAGTATATGTGAATACACCAGTAGAGTTACTATATGCAAGTCCACCACCACCTGAAGCAGTAGCATTAGAACCAACAGAGAATGCTGTTAGGTCTGTGCTTACAGCAGAAAGATCAGGAGGAGTGTATGAGAATACACCAGTACCAGTGTTATATGCTAATGCTGCTGTACCTGCTGCGTTAGTTGTTACAGAAAGATCTGCTAGTTGAAGACCACCACCTGAAGCATCTGCTTTCGCAAATGACATTATCGCTCCTTTACCAGAAGCAATAGTTCCGTTAGCAGTAGCGTTAACTTTAAATCTAATCTTATCAGTAGCTACATCTGTAATATCAATATATGCTTTACAAAACTGAGATGTTTTATCTTTTCCTTGATGAAAGTGTCTTAAAGTATTATCTGTTGCTTGTGCAGCATTAGACCAGTTAGATCCAGTATCAGTAGTAGTTTCTATATAAATGTCAACTGTACTAGTCTCATAACCATTACCAGCACCACCACTTATGTTTCCAGATGATTGAAACTGTGCAGCAAAAGTTACTTCCCACTTACCAGTAGTAGGAAATGTCCAAAGTCCAGAACTATCAACAGACATTCCATTACCAAGCTTAGCAAATGGAGCAGCAGATCTAGCAGCAACAGAAGCACTTGTATTAGAATCGTTAACTATATTGTTAAGGATCTTTCTTCCATCTGCTGTTGCAATAGTTGGGTTTCCTTGACCATCCTGATCATCCTCAGAACTCATTCCTGTGGTCATTTCCCACTGATCAAGTTCTGCTACAACAGCAGCACTACCACCACTACCACCACCATCAGTAGCAGCAATCCATTTAGATGTACCAGCATCCCACTTCAATACATGTCCATCAGTAGGAGTTCCAGCATTAACATCAGCAAGATCATTAATATTTGAACTAGCAAGACTTATTGAAGTTAGATATGTACTACTATCAACAGAACCATCTGCTTTTAAGAATTGAGATGATGTTCCACTTGTCTTGACAAATTTGTTACCAGTTATATCACCAGTAGATCCACTAATAGATGCTCTCCATACGTTAGTAGCGAGGTTACCAATATAAAGTCCAACACCATCATTAGTATTAATTCCAACACCAGAAGTAGCATTTAAACTAATAGCATAGTTTCCATTATTCTGTACATCAAATCTACCAGGAAAACTAGCAGTTCCAGTTAGGGTGATGTTTTTATCTGTAGTAGCACCTCTTCCAGCTACATCATCAAGTGTATCTGTTTCTGTATAAGAAGATATATAACCACTTAGATCTGGTGGAGTATATGTGAATACACCTGTAGCATTATTGTAAGCAATTGCTCCATCACCAGAAGCAACTCCCTCAGAACCCACAGAAAGATCTGTTAATCCAATTCCACTAGTACCAGTAATGGTAAGTGATCCAGTACCACCACCTTGTCCGAAGGTGATTCCAGTACCAGCTATAAGATTTAATGTCTGTACATTACCAGCACCATTATTTGTATGGAGTATTTGAGTTGTAGTTGTATTAGCATGGTTGAATACAAGAGTATCATCTGCTGCTGGAGTAAATGTAAACTGACCAGTTAAATTATTATATCCTAATCCACCATTACCAGAAGGTGTTCCTTCAGTACCTACAGTAAGATCTCCTAATGCAATACCACCACCAGAACCACCACTGTCAAGAGCATTAACCCACTCTGTGCCATCCCATTTTAAAATTTGATTAGTCTGTATAGAATTGATATTAACATTGCTAATATCCTCAATGTTTATTCCAGTTAGATATGTACTACTATCAACAGAACCATCTGCCTTTAAAAATTCAGATGATGTTCCACCTGTCTTGACAAAACTACCAGCAGTCAACGCTCCCGTTACCGTCACACCAGTATTAGTTGTAACTAACTTATTAGACCCTGCGTAACCAAGACTGGCAGCTCCCGAACTAGGGAGAATAGAAATACCAGAAAAGTCATCAATAATTAATGGATAATTACCACCAGAATCACCTCTAAATGAATATTGACTTGCAGAACTGCTCCAACTTATTCCAAGATGAGTATTACTACTACTATTAAGATAAAATCCTTGATTAGTAGTTCCGATTTGTGCCACAAAACTACCACCATCAGTAGTAATTGATGTAGTTGTTGTATTACCAGCAGCAGTAACTGCTGCTAATGTAGGTGTAGATCCACCAGTTTGATCTACCCATGTGGTAACACCATTTCCATCAGTCTGTAAGACCTGGCCATTCGTCCCTTCGTCTGGGGGAAGAACAAACTCATGATCGCCACTAAAGTTGGCATGTGCTGGTGCTTTTAAACTTACCTTATGTGCGTTAGTAACCTCACAATATAAATCAATTGCTGCTACGTTTCCAGTACCAGTTCTTATAGCAACACTACCATCAGAAATAGTTACACCACCAGTAGATCCATTACCACCAACAGTGATACTGTTAAATGAATTAATATCTAAAGGAGTAAACGATAGTACACCTGTACTACCATCATACGTTAATGAACCATTACCACTCGCAGATAATGAGGTGACAGAAATATCTGATAATGTTATGAAAGTACTGACATCCTGTGGTGTAAATGATAATACACCAGTGGTATTATCATAACTTAAACTTGAACTACCAGCAGTATTGTTAGTTACCTGTATATCTGTTAGAGCAATCCAGTTTGCAGAGTTATCTGTTACTACACTATAGTTACCAGAACCATCAGTCTTCATCAGACCAGCACTAGGGAAGTCTGCATCCTGAATAGCATCACCAATTGAGGTGATAAAATTACTTAAATCTGGTGGTGTATATGATATTACCCC